TAGTAAATAAAGCAAATATGGCTAAAGAAGTTGGCGTAAAAGAATCACGTCCAAACCCATTAGGCCTGCCTGATCTAGTAAAACCTGAAGGCTGGGTTGCTCCATCGCACTCAGGAAATCATGGTCTTTTAGTAAATTTATAATATGAGTTAACAATGGTATCTCTGACAATATTTGATAGTATATATGATAACAAAACTGTTAAAAGAATTGATTATAAGTCCTTTGATGATTTTGAAAATGTATTATACCGTTTGGCAGAAGGTGATAAGTATCAAAAGAAAACTGATGCTCCCTTAATATCACCAGCCACATATAAGACCGAAACCACTCGAGCTAACGCTAATGTTGTTAGTTGGGGTGGTTTCGGCATTGTTGATGTTGATGATTATGAAGGATCTATTGAAGATATTCATGAAAAATATTCAAAATACAAATATGTTTGTTATTCAACAGCAAGTTCAACTAAAGAACATCCAAAATTTAGATTAGTATTCCCATTGACTGGATCAGTTGATGCTGATAAAATTAAACATTTTTGGTTTGCGTTAAATAAAGAGATAGGAGATATCGCAGATGCACAAACAAAAGATCTTAGTAGAATGTACTACGTCCCTTCAAGGTATAAAAATGCCTACAACTTTATATTCACACACGATGGACTCGTCATGGATCCAAACAAACTTATGGAACAACACCGATACGTCGTATCAAATGAATCGTTTTTCGATAAGTTACCAGAAGCAATTAGGAACGGACTTGTTGAACACAGAAAAAACCAACTCAACAACACTAACTTTTCATGGACTGGATACAAAGACTGCCCTTTTGTAAATAAAAGACAGGTAGAAGAATACAAAGGTATTACTGGCTCAGGTTGGTATTTACAGATGTACAAAATTATGGTGTCAACTGCAGGTAATGCAATGCAACGAGGTTATCCAATCTCGGCTCGTGAAGTTGCTTGGATTTGTTCAGACTTGGACAATGAAACCGGTGGTTGGTATGGAAAACGAGATATGATTAAAGAAGCTGAAAGAGCAATTGATTTTGTCTTTCGAAATAATATATAGGAGAAAAAGATGGGTATTAAAATGTTAGGCAGTAAAGTTCTAGTAACAGCTGTAGAAAAAGAGCAAACAACTTCAGGTGGTATTATTCTTACTGCTGATACAACTAAAGGATCTAAGCCAGGTTTAGTTTTGGCTGTTGGACCATTGGCTATCGATGAAGTTCAATCAGGTCAAAGAGTATTTCTTGATTGGAATAAAGCTATGCCGGTCGATTATGAAGGTGAAGCCGCAGCGATTATTGACCTTGATTGGATTAAAGCNGTGATTTCGTAATGTATACATATAAAGCACAAGTAACAAGAGTTGTTGATGGTGATACCATTGATGTCGATATCGATCTTGGTTTTGGTATGGTCTACAAGAAGCAACGTGTTCGTATGATGGCCATTGATACTCCAGAATCTCGAACTCGTGATCTTGAAGAAAAGTTCTATGGTAAAGAATCTAAATACTTTTTACAAGATTTGATTCAATCAGTTGAAGACGAAGTCACTTTGATCTCTCATGAGAAAGGCAAGTTTGGTAGAATCCTTGGTGAAATCTTTATCGAAGGTGAAGAGAAATCTGTTAATCAATTGATGATTGATCATCATCATGCTGTTCCATATTATGGCGGTAACAAAGATCTTACTAACGAACATCACATGGCTAATAGAAAAGCATTAAATGAACAGGGAATTATTTACGAAGGCTAAATTATGAAAGAACAATTGAAAGAACAACTAAAATATTCTGTTATTGTCGACAAAGGCGTTGCAGATCGTAGAACTAACTGGATGGCTAATGGTATTATATTAAATAAGAAACCTACAGACACTAGAACTGATGAAAAAATCTACACAGACACTTTAAGTGGCGTTATTTGCGAAGTTGGAGTTGCTATGTTATGTGGTCGTTTAAATGAACAGGTGTTTGATCATAAGATTAGGGATACATATGCGTGGGACGTATGGAGTAACCTAAAGTGTAAAAATCGAATAGAAGTTAAATTACACAAAGAACAATGGTACACATTCTATCCAAAGAAAGTCGAGACTATGGTAAGGAATATCGAGCATCATGCGTTTGATTATCTAGTTACCGCTAATTACGTTGAAGAAGATGATTATTATGTGGTAACACCTAGGCTTATCATTGAACCTAAGACCTTTAAATTCTACTCAAGACGATCTAAGTACGCAGAATCTAAGACTTCGTATTACAATCATAACGCTGCAAATTCCGATGGCGAATGCATTAAATTATTTTAAAAATAAGTGAAATAAACGTTTACAACGCATTAAAAGTATGTTATAATATACTATATTATTTAAAAGGATAGCTTAATGGCTAAATTCGATGAAAACAAAACTCCGTTCGGCCTAGTGCCACCTGAAGCATTAGCTCAAATCGCTGATGTTCTAGGTTTTGGTGCTGAAAAGTATGGTGTTAACAATTGGCGAATCGATGGTGATTCAACAAGCTGGATCAGAACATATTCATCTGTACAGCGTCATTTAAACGCGTGGCATGGTGGTGAAGATACTGATCCAGAATCAGGCATGTCTCACTTAGCTCATGCAGCAACACAAATCATGATTCTTATGACTCATGCAATTGAACATCCTCAAGTAGACGATAGGTACATTAAATGAACATAGCAGATATTAGAAAACACTTTATTCAAGAATTAATTAATGAAAACTATACTACTGATCGTAATGGTAGTAATACTATTGAGTTACTTGGTGCATCGTTTATTGCAAATGAAGAGGCTATATTCGGTACTCCAAATCGTGATTACATTGAAACTGAACTTGAATGGTATGAATCAGAATCTACAAATGTAAATGATATATATAATGATTATCGAGAACCTCCAGCTGCGTGGTTAATGACTGCAAATGCTTATGGTGAAATCAATTCTAATTATGGTCATCTAATTTATAGTGATAAGTATCATGCTCAGTATGATCAAGTTCTAAGTGAATTGACTAATAATCCTGATTCTCGTAGAGCTTCAATGATCTATACTCGTCCATCTATTTGGATTGAGTATAACGAAAATGGTAAGAATGATTTTATCTGTACTAACTCAGTAACATATTACATTCGAGATAACGCTTTACATTGTGTTGTTCAAATGCGTTCTAATGATGTTATCTTTGGATATCGAAATGATTGGGCTTGGCAAGACTATGTTCTTCGTCACTTAGCAAACGATCTTTCTATTGATGTGGGTGATATTCATTGGCAAGTACAAAATTTGCATGTCTATGAACGACATTTTGATATGGTGAAATAATGAACGATTGGGGAGTTTCAAAATCATACAAATGGGATAAGCGGTATATTAGTTTAGCTGCTCATATCGCAGAATGGTCAAAAGATCCATCTCGAAAGATTGGAGCTGTTGCAGTAGGATCTAAAGGCCAAGTGCTTTCTCAAGGATATAACGGATTTCCACGTGGAATCTCAGATGATGATACTATGTATCAAAACAAAGTAACTAAGTATCAACGTGTAGTACATGCCGAAATGAACTGTATATATAATGCTACATATAATGGAACTTCTTTAGATGGAGCTACGTTATACATACACGGATTACCAGTTTGTTCTGAATGCGCTAAGGGTATTATACAGGTTGGTATTAAACGAGTTGTAACAAAAGAAATAGATGATTCGATGCCAGAACGCTGGGTTGAATCAACACAATTAACTAAACAAATGTTTGACGAGGCTGGGGTAACATATGACTTTATCTAAATATGATCGATTTGATTTAGAACAAGCTATCATGGTTGCATGGAGTACATGCGAAGATATTGATTTGATTTATCACAACACTGATAATTTGGATTTAAATGCTAAGGATTGTGATAACTTACAAAACCAGCTATTAGGTCTAAGGTCTATCGTTGAACTACGTTTTGAAAAGATGTGGCATATTTTTGAAGAGCTTGTACATCATCAAAAACTTGAAGTTTCTTCAGAAAAAGACAAAGAAGAATATATGTCCATGCTTGATGATATGGATAAGCTCACTTTAAAAGGTGCGGCAAAATAAAGCTTTTGCGCTTGTAGTTCAACTGGATAGAGCATCAGCCTTCTAAGCTGAGAGTTGCAGGTTCGAGTCCTGCCAGGCGCGCCAAATAACAAAGGTAACGATTATGAATTTATTAAAAGACGAAGATGGTACGCAATTTATAAAAATGGATCTGCATCAAGATTTTGTTGATGATATATTTGTAGCAAGATTAAACATTGCTATAGAAGATCTAGAAGGATATATGCAGAACCCTGAAGCTGCTCATCCTGAAGATCTTAAGGTTTACACTGAACAACTTGCAGCACATCGCAAACTTTTAGAGTGGTATATTCCACAGTAGGTCCTATTGCCTTAATCAATAGGTGGTGCACTCGGCTCTTGGGTTTCATTCCTCAAGTAAAATAATTGAATGAATGGTGCCCAGGAGAGATAGTAAATAGAACATTTAGGGAAGAAATAAAATGATATACTGTGATTATAAATTTAAAATAGCTGAAAATGGTTTAACTCTAGTTGATAAGGGGGTTGATCTTATAACGATAGAAAAAACACCATTTAAAGCTGGTGATAATTTTGTTTTAACTTTAGACGATAATGGATGCATGTTTTTTAAACGTGTTGATATTAGAGAAGATTTATGATGATACTTGCAAGAGCAGCTTTATTGTTTTGGCTATCATTTGCTGTAGATAATCAAGACGATTTATACGGCGTTCGATATAGCATGAAATTAATAAACGAATGTAAAAAGATAGTAGGAGAATAACATGAGTAATTGGCATGGTGGAAAGGGTAGTAAACAAAGAACTACTAATACACAAAAGTTTAATGATAACTACGATGCAATTTTTAGTAAAAAACCAAAGGTCCGTAAAAGTACACCTGATCATGGTAGTACAAAAGTTCATGACGATGATTCAAAATATGATCGTAAGTATGACCAAAATAAAAATTGGGAGTTTAATGAGTGATATGGTAGATTTTACTCCAGAAGAGTTAAAAAACAGCAAAAGAATTTTTAAAAGTACAACTCCAAAATATACTTTAGATTGGTATGTAAAGTGGGTTGCTTCAGTATTTGTATTGGCTGCTATGTCTATTAGAGGCATTGATGGTCTACAGATGTGGGATCTTGGTTTATCCTTAATAGGAATTTTATTATGGTTGTGGGTTTCTATCTTATGGAAAGATAGAGCTCTGATTCTACTTAATGGCGTAGGGTTTATGTTTTTATTTAAAAATATTATGTCTTCCCTTTACATTTGATCAAAAATGTGTTATAATATACCTTATAACTACTTATATAAATTAACAAACTGTGAGCTACTCTGATTAAAACCCAGCCAACCTCACGTAAATAAACTGAAATAAAAGTAAACATAAAAATATTTTTATGTTCACTTAAGGAAACATAAAAATGTCTAAAATTAATATCGCGATCGCCGGCGTCGGCAACTGTTCATCAGCACTTGTTCAGGGTGTTCAATACTATAACGAAAATCCAGAAGATACAATTGGCCTAATGTTTCAAGACATTGGCGGTTATTCAGCTCCGAATTTTAACTTCGTTGTTGGCTTTGATGTCGATTCTCGTAAAGTTGGTCAACGGTTAAATAAAGCAATTTACGCAGAACCTAATTGTAATATGGAAGTATTTCCTCCAGGCCATGATATGAGCTGTATTGCTAATGAGTCAATTGTATATCGTTCACCTACGTTGGATGGTATTGCGCCTCACATGCATGATCTAGATAAAGCTATTACGTTTTTGGAAGATACAGAAACAACGCCAATAACTGCAAGCGAATATCGTGATATTCTTAAAAATCGTAAGGTTGATGTACTACTTAATTACATGCCAGTAGGTTCAGAAGAAGCTGCTAGATGGCACATTGAAAATGCTATTAAAGCTGGTGTTCATGTAGTTAACTGTATGCCAACTTATATTTCTACTAAAGATGCTATGGAATTAGAACAACTTGCAATTGACAATGGTGTAACAATCGTTGGTTCTGATATGCGTTCTGATTATGGAGCATCTCGTTTATCTGAAGTACTTCAAGGATCTATTATGGATTCTGGTTTATTAGTTACTCAGCATATTCAAGAAAACAAAGCTTGTGGTACAACTCAAGGCGATATGCGTAGAACCGGTCGTACTGCAAATACTGATTTCTTAAACATGGCTACTAAAGATCGTTTAAAGAATAAACACATCTCTAAAGAAAATGTACTTAATGGTCAAGCTGTAGTACGTGGTAAAGATATTGCTGGCCTTACAATGTATGCCGGCCCATCACTTACTGTTTTTCAAAAGCCTGGTGATGAGTATATCGGATCAGATAATAAGATCGCTAATATTGATATGGTATTCTGGGGTTGGGCTGGAGCTCGTTATGAATTGACAGCTCGATTATCTGTTCAAGATTCTCCAAACAGTGCTGGTATTGTATATGATGCTATTAGATTCTGTAAGGTTGCTTCTGAAATGGGAATCGTTGGTTACCTACGTGGTCCATCAGCTTGGTCACAAAAGACTCCACCTGAGCAACTTAAAACAGCTGATGCTAAATTTGAATGCGATGCGTTAGCTCGTAGAGTTTTAACTGATAAAACACGACCTCAACTTAGAGAAAATAAGCCTAACGTTGAAGATCTAACTTATACATTCCAATCAGGTGAAAATGACTATGCCTAAGCAGTTAATTAATACCTTTGATATTGATGGCGTAATCTATTTTGGCGAGGACGTAACTGGTGTGCGTCCTGGTCGAGATGATGTTATTATTACAGGAAGATCATATCAACAAGAACTTGATACTATTTGTATGTTAAAATCTCGTGACATACATAATCATGTAATGTTTAATCCACTAAAACGAAGTGATGACGCTTACAGTAGAAAAGCTTCAGGCATTCATAAAGCTAAATGCATCACAAAGCTTAAAGAATCGTTTAAGATTGGACTACACTTTGAGGACGATCCTATTCAAATCGAAGAGATTAAAAAGGTTCATCCAGACTTAAACGTAATTCATTTAGTGAGAGAGGGTCTCATTGGCTACTAACAGCTATAATTATGATTGGTGGTCTTATGATAAAGACCTTATGCTTGACTTTAATCATTTCTTAAAAAAGATTAACGATCGTGCTGCTATTCAGCAAGGTTTTACTAATGATCAATACGAAAATCTAAATCGTCATGGTGTAATTGACCATGGCTTAGGAGAGAACGTTGAATACTTTCATCCTACAATTACGTTAGATGATCGTATGAGATTTATTGGTACTGAAATTGCTACATCACGAATGAGCGATACTAACATTGTTGGTAATACGATTATATCTCACTTCTATGGAGCTCGAGGAGTTCACTGGGTAGTATCAGGAAAGGAAGGAACCTTTGTTGATTTTGATCGTATTGCTGATGGCGATGCTGATTATATTAAGTCTTTGCGTAATAATGTTGATAAAGCTATTAAGAATAAGCAACCAATCTGGGGAACCACCGAGTTACATACATCAATTCAAACTTCTGGTAGAAATTATTGTCGTAAAAAGTATAATGATCCTGATCGTAAGTTTCATCCAGTTGATGTAAGTGAATGGGTTGCTTCTTTTAGAGATTCTAAAATTATTGAAGGAATGCTAGCAGCCAAAGATCTTTTTGAGGTGTTTACTTTATTGAGAACTTTGCCAGGAGTTGGCGAATATTATGGATTCCATTGCGCAACTTCAACATCAGTTTTACCTCAAATGAAATATCATCATGATCAAAGATTTGTCGCTCCAGGACCAGGAGCAGTTTATACGATAAAATTACTATGGCCCGATGTTCCTAATAAATATCTAGCTGAAGCAATTTATTTTATGAGAGAAAACGCAGCTGAAATTGGTTTGACTAAGGATGTTACATTCCATGAATCTGCATATAATATTGAATTAGACAATGGCTCTTATCTTTTTAATGAGCAACAGAATGGATTAAAGTATTATGGTACTGAGGTTCTATGTTGTCAATATGGTGTATATCTACAAATAAGAGATGACGAAAAGGCATGCGCAAGACGTCAAGTTGCTAGAGCTAAGACACCACAAAACACGTTAACTGAGTTTTTTTAAGATGAAAAATATAATCAACTGCCCATTTATTCCAATAGCAAAACGTCATGCATCTCACCGAGGAGCTCAAGGCGTTATCTATGGAGATATGATTAAGGAAAAATATGGAAACTGCGATGTCAATTATGGTGGAGAAATTACAGATCATAACGCTTATGATAATCTCTGGGTTTATCATGGCAGTGATTATAGTGGCGGTCTTAATATGTTTGGTGGCGTTTATGGTTTCCCATACGTTGCTAACACTGTTAACTTTTCTAAATTTAAAGGTCAAGTCTATTCTATAGGGATGGACTTTCCACCATATCATGAAATGATTAAAAACAAATTAGCAGCAGCAAAAAGAGACGTTCAGCCAGAATGGCATCAAGTTGATTTGAAAAACCTTGAAAGAATGTTTAATACAGCAATCAGAATTGATGTTCCTAATCAGACTCGTAATGTTATTATTGGTGATAGTCATGCGATATGTATGTATAGACCAGGATGGACAGTTAATAGTATTCCATTTAAAACTCTTAATGGCGCTTTAAACGATGGATTTAAATCGTTTATTCCTGATGAGTATGATGAACTACATTGCTATTTTGGTAATATTGATGTTCGACATCATTTGATTAGACTAGAAGCGAGTGTGAAAGAATTAGCTGATAGATATATAACAGAAGCTAGTAAATTTGATGCTAAAATATATGAGTTGTTACCTATTGAACATGAATCACGAAAGCTTCCACAGTCTGGTTACTATAAAGGTCAACCATTCTGGGGTTCATGGCAACAGCGTACTGATATTCGTAACGAGTTTAATGACTATATAGAAAAACAGTATGGCATTATAAGATGGACTGATAAGTTATTAAATAAAGCAGGAGAACTTGACTTTAAATATATGGAAAAGCCAAAGTCAATACATCTATCCCGAGAGTTCTATCCATACTGGAATGGAATCCAACCTATAAATACAAATACACTTGAGGAATTTTTTTAATATGACAACCTGGGCAAGCATCGTTCCATTGATTGGTGGAGAAACCATCGCAATGGAGAATATCTTTAAAACAAAACCAGAGTACTTTCTTACTTTTGATGGCTTTCAGGCTAACGAAGAACATTTGAGAAATTACTATAACAATGAGATACCTTACCTAAACCTCTCAGAGGGAGTCAGACACCCATCTAACGTAGACGTAGTTAATACTATATGTCCATGTGCTGGTCTAAGTTCACTGAGTCCATCAGCTTCAAGTAATAATCCAGCAAACGATTGGATGGTAAAATCAGCTGAATACGTTCTAAGTGAAATGTCACCAAAGGTTTTTTGGGGAGAAAATGCTCCAAGACTTGCGTCAAAAATGGGTGAACCAGTAGTAAAAAGACTACGTAAACTAGCTGAAGCTAATGGTTACACATTTAGCATCTTTAAAACTAAATCATTATTGCACGGTCTAAGTCAAGTAAGAGATCGTACGTTCTATTTCTTCTGGAAAGGCGATACAGTGCCATTGTTTGAATATATCAATATTCCACCAACAATGATTGCTGATGATATTAGAGCTGTAGTAAACGATAAAAACGATCCAATGTCTCAAATTTTATGTAATGATAAAAAGCCATCTGATGATCCATATTACAAATTTATCTTAGACAGTATCGAGGGTGGGATTACTCATCAAGAGTTTGCTGCTAAGATTACTAAGACAATAAATGTACAAGATTATATTGAAGAACACACAACCTATAACAAGGTTGCTGAGTGGATGCGAGAACATGGTTACGATAATGTAGCTCGTAAATGCGATAGAGCGTATCATAAGCTAAAAGCCGGTGGTAACATTATGCGTAAAGGTGTTGAAATTCCTAAAGATAAAATAGGAGCTTTCGTAGGTCATATGCCAACAAGCATAGCGCATCCTGACGAAGATAGATTCTTAACAGTGCGAGAAGCTATGTCATTGATGAAACTACCAACTGATTATCAGATGATCAATGCCAAAAGATCACTTAATCATATGTGTCAAAACGTACCAGTAACTACAGCTGAGCATCCAGCAGCTATGGTTAAAAAATACTTAGAAGGTAAATTGGATTTTGTCGATACTAAGTATATGGTACAAGATAATAAGAAAAAAACCTATGAATGTGAAAAAAACAGTTTACAATTGACTGAATTTATGTTATAATATACCTATCAATTAAATAAAAGAAGAGGAAATATGCCAAGTATAAAATTAACGGCCGAGCCACAAAAATACCGTAAAGGTAAAAGAAACTCACGGCCAGCACAAGACATGCCATTTGATGTTGCTATGAGAAAGTTTAAGAAAGCAGTTGAAGCTGCAGGTATTTTACAAGACGTTCGTAGAAAAGAATACTACGAAAAGCCTACATGGAAACGTAAACGTAAAAAGGCTGAAGCGATCGCTCGTCACAAGAGAGATTCTGCTTCTGAGCAAACGCAATTCGGTAGGAGGAGAGTACGATGAGTGTAATGGATAAACTAAAAAAGAACTCGAAGATTAAAACTACAGATGTACTATCTGATAGCATTTTCTTTGGTGATAAGAGTATGACTAAAACTGAAGTACCAATGATCAACGTTGCGTTATCTGGAGATCCAGATGGTGGTTTAACATCAGGTCTTACTGTACTAGCAGGTCCATCAAAACACTTTAAAACGTCATTTGCTTTGCTTATGGCTGGTGCTTATCTTAAAGAAAACAAAGACGCTGTAATGTTGTTTTATGATTCAGAGTTTGGTTCACCGCAATCTTACTTCGAAGCATTTGGTATCGATACTAGTCGTGTGCTACATACTCCAATTACAGATGTTGAACAACTTAAGTTTGATCTGGTTGGCCAATTAGATAACATTGAGCGCAAAGATAAAGTTATTATTGTTATTGATTCTATTGGTAACCTTGCTTCTAAGAAAGAATTAGAAGATGCTTTGAATGAGAAATCAGTTGCTGATATGTCTCGAGCTAAAGCTATTAAAGGTCTATTCCGTATGGTAACACCTTACTTGACTATGAAAGATGTGCCTCTATTGGCTATTAATCATACGTATCAAGAAATGGGTCTATTCCCCAAAGCTGTAGTTTCCGGTGGTACTGGTATTTACTATTCAGCTGATAATATCTGGATTCTAGGACGTAGACAAAACAAAACTGGAATGGAAGTTACTGGTTATGATTTTATTATCAATGTTGAAAAGTCGCGAATGGTTAAAGAAAAATCTAAAATCCCAGTCTCAGTCTCTTGGGATGGCGGCGTTGAACGTAATTCAGGTCTACTTGAAATCGCTCTTGCTGGTGGTTTTGTTGTTAAGCCTAATAATGGTTGGTACTGTCGTGTAGATCAAGATACTGGTGAAATGGTTGAACCTAAAGTCCGTGAAAAGGTTACTAAGGAAGATGAATTCTGGGAACCTATTCTTAAGACTCAAAAGTTTAAAGACTTCTTGATTAAGCAATATCAGATTGGTCATAAATCTTTAATTGATTTTGACCCAGAAAGCCCTTTACAAAACAACCAAAGTGTGGTATAATAGATGGATAATCATTACATAACGGTCGAACATCCGGATTCTGATTTCTATGCAATACATCTGACAGATAAGTCTCCATTTGAAGGCGTTAGATTTATATATGGAACTGTGTCTATCAAGGAAGATACACAGTTAGGAATGGCTACATTATCATTTACATATAACATTAATGATCCTGGAGACTTTGACCATGATGATTTATGTAAGGATCAGAAATTTAATGACTATATTGGCGAATTATTAACTCATATTATTGAAGAAGGAACAACAGAAATTGCAGAACGAAATACCAACACACGTACTGAGTCACCTACTCAATAACGAAGAATACTGCCGTAGGGTAATACCATATATTCAGAAAGAATATTTTGATGGTTGCTATAAAGTAGTATTTGATCTTATTGTAGGGTTTGTTGCAGTTCATAATAAGCTACCAACTAGTAGAGTATTGGATATTGAGTTACAAAAAGTTTCTGCTCCAGAAGATATTCTTAATCAGTCTTCTATACTAATTAAAGAGATTAGTGTAAAGACTGATTTAGATACTGAATATCTTATTGTTGAAACAGAAAAGTGGTGTAAAGATAGAGCTGTTTATCTAGCAATTATGGATTCTATTCAAATCATTGATGGTAAAGATGGAGAACGCAGCGAAGGTGCTATTCCTGACATTCTATCAACGGCCCTTGGTGTTTCATTTGATCAACAAATTGGTCATGATTATATTGATGATGCTGATGGTCGTTTTGAATTCTATAATAACGTTGAAGAAAAGATACCGTTCGATCTTGATTACTTTAATAAGATTACTAAAGGTGGTATTCCAAATAAAACGTTAAATGTTTGTCTTGCTGGTACTGGTGTGGGTAAATCATTGTTTATGTGTCATAATGCAGCTTCTGTTTTACAACAAGGCAAAAACGTATTATACATTACAATGGAAATGGCTGAAGAAAAGATCGCTGAACGTATTGATGCTAATCTTATGGATTTACCAATCCAACAGCTTGAAACATTATCTAAAGATGTCTTTTCTAAAAAGATTCAAAAGATCGCAACTGGTACTATTGGTAAACTAATCATTAAACAGTATCCTACCGGTAGCGCTCACTCTGGTCACTTTAGAGCATTGTTAAATGAAATGAAGATGAAGAAAAAGTTTATTCCTGATATGATCTATATTGATTATCTTAATATATGTTCATCATCTCGTATGAAGGCTATGGGTGGGAGTATAAATAGCTACACCTACATTAAAGCTATTGCTGAAGAACTACGTGGTTTGGCTATTGAGTTTGATGTTCCAATCATGACAGCAACTCAAACAACAAGATCTGGTTTTGGTAATACTGATGTTGGACTTGAAGATACTTCTGAGTCATTTGGTTTACCTGCTACTGCTGATTTAATGTTTGCTTTGATTGCTACTGAAGAATTAGATGAGTTAAACCAAGTAATGGTAAAACAGTTAAAGAATCGTTATAATGATGTGAGTAAATATAAAAGGTTTGTGATAGGAATTGATCGAGCTAGAATGAAGTTATATGATGTTGAAGAATCGGCTCAATCAGATATAATGTCTGATATGGCCATCCCTGATAAACCAATCGCAACGTGGGGCAATAACGATGCTAAAGACACGTTTGCAGAATTTAAAGTATAAGGAAACGATATGTTAAGTAAATTTATGAAAACCCGTGGTGCTATTGGCACTGGTATTACAATTGGCCTTGTAGGTCTTATTACTGGCTTTGTTCTTTTTGACCCAGTACAGTTGGTAGTAAGCGCTACACTTATTGCGTGTGAAGTTCAACTTTGGATCGAAAAAAAGGATTAATTAATGTTTAATGTTCGCGTAATTTCTCATAGCAAACCAGCTATTGGAGTCGAATTAAAAGATGATTTGTTACAAATGGTCGCATACTGTGCTCGTGTGTCAAACCCAAGTAATCAAAATAATGAAGCGAGCGCTGAAAAACTAGTTAATTACTTGATTAAACATCAACATTGGTCTCCATTAGAGATGGTTAGTGTTTGTATGGAGGTAGATACTACTAGGGATATTGCTCGACAAATCCTTAGACATCGATCTTTTTCCTTTCAAGAGTTTAGTCAAAGATACGCTGATCCAACTAAAGATCTAAGCTTTGTAACTCGTGAAGCAAGACTACAAGACGATAAGAACCGTCAAAACTCTGTTGATATTCCTATGGAAGATTCTATTCATCATATATGGGAATCATATCAAGAGGTCATTATTGAACGTTGTAAGCACGCGTATGAATGGGCTATTAGTGCCGGTATTGCTAAGGAACAGGCAAGAGCAATTCTTCCTGAAGGTTTAACAATGTCTCGTATGTATGTCAATGGTACATTAAGATCTTGGATTCACTATATTCAGCTTCGAGCATCAAATGGTACTCAGAAAGAACATCAAGAGATCGCTAAAGCATGTGCAGAAGCTATATACCAAATATTCCCTCTCGACGATGTCATATAACTAAATGATCTAAAAAAAGTGAATTAATTTCACTAAAACAGTTTACAAACTCCTTTCTTTATGATATAATATACCTATATTAAATGATAAAGAAAGGAACTACATTATGAAAGACTTAATTACTGAAACAAACAACCTTCTAGCTCTCATGCAAAACAACCTTCGAGACTTCTACGCTAAAAGCGAATACGCTGGAGACAATCCAGAAGATTATGCTGATGAAAGAATGGAAGGAATTAACTACATCTTCGAAGAAGGTCGTAATTTTATCAAGCTTGTTAAGACAGAAGAAAGTCAATATGATGGAGATCTTAGATCTTCAGTCGTTGGTTTCATTGTTAAAAAAGCTCCTAAAGCAATCGATAACAAAACAAACGAACCATTTAAAGTTGGTGATATGCTAATGGCAGCTGGATGGAGCAAGCCGGCTACTAACTTTGCTAGAGGTAACATATTCGATAGTTACCAGTCAGAGTCAATTCGTTGGACAGGAATTTAAGGAGAATATTATGAACCTAGAACAAATTATCAAAAGCCTAATAAAAGAAACTCTTACTGAAGAACAGGTAAGAGACATAGTTGGAGCACCAACTCTTGAAGAATCTATAACCTGCGTGTGCGGCGATCGACTTGATGAATGCAAAGAATCTTACGAACACATGACACATGGAGTATAATATGAGTAGAACTAATTCTTATGTAATGACAGCTCACGCTGAATCAGCAGGCGATATGCTTGAACTTCAAACTGTTAGAAATGCTATTAAGACCATCAATAAGATGGCTAAAGAAACTGATAGAATGAATCAATATCGATATGACTCAGGTTGGACTGATGTTTTACTACCCTTGACACCAAAATATCGTGTTAATGTTATGCCTCGTGGACCACGTACTAAAGCAGCAATCGCTGATGGTCGTAGCCCAAGAGCTTATGATTCATGTCTTCCAATGCGACATGCAGAAAGACTTGATGTATATATCCATGAACGTTCACAGAGTTATTGCTAATGTTAAGAGCTTTTAAAGAAGTTACTAATTGGGATGAATGTAAACATCCAGTTCTAAACCACACATATATCTTAAATGAACAAGGTCATTGCGTTGGATTTAGATCAACAATATCTAAACAGTATAAAGAATTTAGTAAACCTATGAAAGGATTTTCTAAATCTCGTAGAAAATTTATTGAACTTAAACCAGTTGAAAAATATATGGAGTCTGGAAATGTATAAGAGTACAGCTATTATAGTATTAGTTGCGGCAGTAATTAGTTTTTTATTGGGATCTATTTTAGGTTCAACATCAGTACAAAATTCATGGAGATTAGATGCGGCTCAAACATCTTGTGCTCAATTTAATCCATTAAATGGACATTTTGAATGGATCGAGG